AGCTTTGGTTCAGCAGGCGCAGAAAAGCTGCGCGCCTGCTGATTGTCATATTCAGCGCGTTTTTGCTGCTCTTGGATGATCTGACCAAGAAGCAAGATGCCGACGATTGGCGCGATGTTGGGGCGCTCCTGGACGATGACGCGATCATAGTGGCGTCCACGCCAGTTGTTGTCATCATAGTTGAGCCATTCTTCGGCCGAGGCGGCGCCAATGCCTGTGATGGTAAGGACGATGGCTGCGATGGCTGTTTTCATCGTAGGGCTCCTTAGTTCCAGCGACGGCGGCGGCTGGTTTCCTCAACCACAACTGGCGCTGGGTTGAAAAGCTGTGGAGCCAGAAGCAGCAACGGCGCAATGCCACCAAGGCCAGTAGCTGCACTGCCAGCGCCAAGACCGCCGCTGAGCATTAGCATGGTAAGAGGATCAATGCCGGGCTGCTGGATGACAGTGCTGGTGCTGGTGTTGCCGCGATAACGCCTAAATGATGGACAGGGAGCCGTTGAGGAGCACAGTACACCAGTCTTAGGATTATACTGTTTTGCTGCTTCGGCGGTGCTGACTACGGCCGTTGCAGCAGTTGCCGCTAGCAGCGTCGCTGCGAGGAGTAGTCTTTTCATGGTAAGTCTCCAATTGATTAACTGACGGGATGTCAGCCATTTTTGGGAACCCGATCATTATTGCGCGGGCCGGGCGCGGATGTCAACCCCCAATAGTCTGTTCATGGTCTGTTCCAAATCGGCTCGGCCCGATCGCCATAATTTCATAGTCGGCATAGCATCCTGGGCAAGCATTGCATCCAGTTCCGATTACCCAAGAGCCTTTACAGTTGCCGGACGCCGGAGGCGTCCGATTATAGCTGGTGAGGCGTATAGCGTGCTGAAATAGAAGGGCTGTTCGACGATCCCAAAAGGCCTTTTCGGCTAGCCACTCAGGTGAGCGCAGCTCACTGTCACCATTCGGGGGGCTTGTAAGGTTTGCGTACATACGGGCGCGGATGGAGCGTAGACGTAATTTTTTCGATAGGGAGGGCAAGGATCTCTGCGATCTCATGGGGTTCAAATCCTTTTTCGTGTAGGTAATGAACATTTAGGCGTTGCTTGCCTTTCCATCGGGCTGTAGGGCCAAAGTTGCGGCGGGCGGTTGCGGTTATTTTGTATTGACTTTCCATTAGGGATTGGTCCATGTTGGCATGAATGTGTCATTATGGCATGAAACGGGGATGTTGTCATGGCCGCGTCGGTGCGAGATCAGCAAGAAGAATATCTAATCGTGGCAGAGGCGCTTGCGGCGCGGCGTGCTGCAGATCCCCTTATTAGCTTTCCGCTACATGCAAAACAAAAGGCCTTTGTGCGGTCGACGCTGGATCGAGTGCATAAGGAAAATTGGTTTATTGCGGCTAATCGGAGTGGAAAGAGTGATGCGGGGGCGTACATTGGTGCGACGTTGGCGCGCTTTGGGCGTCAAGATGATGATGTAAAGTGGGACAATACATCTAGTCCGAGTGGGGGTGTTGCTGTTCGGGACCGTTCGACGAGTGGATGGGTGTCGGCGCTTGACTTTCCGTCGAGCCGAGATGTTATTCAGCCTAAGTATTTTGACAATGGTTATAGGATTGTTGGCAAGTATCCATCATTTATACCTAAGCATGAAATTGAGTCGTGGAATAGTGAGGCTCAAATTTTGAAGCTGCGGAATGGCAGCCTTATTGGTTTTAAGTCGGCCGAAAGCGGTCGGCGCAAATATCAGGGCGCTGACAAGGACTGGTTTCACATGGACGAGGAGCATCCATGGGAGATCTACGAAGAGTCAGTCATCCGGGTCGGCTCGCGACCGCTTATCTTCTTTTGTACGGCGACGATTCTTCCGCCGGAGGGCGTCAGCGTCTCGACCAGTTGGGTCTTCCCTAAGATCATCCAGCCGTGGCAAAGTGGGCAGCTTCCGGGCGTGGGGCTTTTTGGAGCTAGCATCTATGACAATCCGGGCATACCCAGGGATGAGATTGTACGGCTGGAAGCCATCTATCCTGAGGGAAGTGTCAGTCGGCGGATTCGATTGGCAGGGGAGTGGCTGCCGGGCATTGGGGGCGCAAGGGCTTATCATGGATTTGACAGACAGATTCATGTTGCTAGGGAAATGCCTGAACTTTCGCTTAGGCGGCCACTATTTTGGACGTGGGACTTCAATGTCGAGCCGATGGTTAGCCTTGTGGGTCAGATTGATGGTAGTGTGTATCGGTTCTACAAGGAGTTGATTATGCATGAAGGTAGTATCCCGGATATGTGTAATCTATTTTATGACGCTTTCCCGGCACATGGAAGTGAAATTTGGTTGTATGGTGATTCTACGGGCAAGGGTCGAGCTGGACAGACGGGTGAAAGTGATTATTGGACGATCCTTAATGAAATGAAGCAATACGGATCGCCTATTAGAATGAAAGTGCCACCAGATAATCCGAGAGTGCCTGATAGAGTTAATGCGGTCAATAGGTTGTTGCGCGATGAAGAAGGTCAGGTGCGTATTCAAATTCATCATAGCTGCGTGGAGTTGATTGGTGACTTTGAAGGTGTATTGCGTGATCAGCGAGGAAGTATTCTTAAGATTAGAAATCGGAAGGACCCGTATTTTCATCGTACTCACACGTCTGATGCAGCTGGTTATATGCTTGCGTTTGAAGAGCCGGTTAGGCCTCATACTGCCAGGGGTGCAAGTCCGCATGTGCCACAAGGCCTTTCTGGACCTCAATATCGTAAGGGGTACTGATCCTTTTTGGCGGGGGCAGATGACAAAAAAGGGAGCAGAGCTCCCGTCATGACGGGATTTTATGGGGTTTTGGATATGGATGCAAGCCGGCCATTGACAAAGAATAGAGACAGGCGCAAAATTTCCCGGAACAAATTGGGAACAGATGCGGGAGTACTGTGCCGCGTGTGTGGTCAGGTGCTTATTCTCCGAGCTGAGGAGTTGTTAGGTGTTCATATTGGATGTGTATCTGATCGAACGTATAAGCGAAAGCCAATAAGGGGGCCCAATTATGGCTTTAGAAAATCCGATAGCTAGTGGTGTGGGGCCTAAGCCCGAATTTGACAAGCGCATACCAAATGGGCCGGGCATTATATCAGCTATTAATCAATATCGGATTGCAAGTCAGGACGCTAGGGCTGGGCGCATTCGGCAAGGTGATAAGAATTGGCAGACATATCTGGGCAGACAAGACTTTTCGCATAAGCAAGAGGGCCAAAGTGCTGAGTTTTTGCCAAAAGTGCCTATTAGTGTGGAACAGCTGGCGGCGCTTATTAAGCGGGGTATGGTTCAGTTTGGGGACTATTTTAGTGTCGATATTGACCAGGATTTGAGCAAGATGGTGAGTGGGGCGCAGCTGCGCTCCATGCTAAAGCCGTTTTTGAATGACCTTTGGGGGCCAAATAATAATCCATCAAGTTTTGCGACGGTAATTAGCGATGCGGTAAAGGTGGCATTGCTGAAAAGTCTCATTATTTTGAAGGTGCATGGAGGTTTTTCTACGCGCCGAAAGTTTGCATTTGAGCAGGATGCTGAAGGCAATCCGAGTGTTAAGTCAAAGGAGGCTAAGGAGTGGAAGCTGCGAATTGATCTTGTGCGGGTGGAGGACTATTATCCCGATCCGACGGGGGCAGGGCTCTATGAAATTCATAGGGTTGAGAGAGACCTGCACGAAGTGTTGAGCATGGCGGACGAGGGGATTTATGATAGACAAGCCGTCGACCAGCTCATCGGAACCAGTTCTGAGCGACCCGACGACGAAAAGCTTTCCGAAGCAGATCGGAATCAAGGAGAGACAGTTACTCCTGGATTCCGGCGACGTGTTGTTCTCGATGAGTTTTGGGGAACGTTTCTTGCTGATGATGGTACGGTTGCCCACAGGAATGTTGTTGCTACTGTTGCAAACGAACGTTTCCTTATCAGACCTCCTGAACCTAATCCATTCTGGCATCAAGAAAGTCCTTTCGTGGTGGCGCCCCTCATAAGGGTTCCTCATAGTGTATGGCATAAGGCCATATATGATCATGCCAGTGACTTGAATTTGTCGATTAATGAGATATTCAATTTGATGCTTGATGGGGGCATCGCTGAGGTGTGGGGCATTAAGCAGATTCGATTGGAGGACTTGGAAGATCCTAGTCAGGTTGAGGGGGGAATTAAGCAGGGCACAACGCTTGCGGTAAAGCAGACACTTCCGCACAATGCAGATGTGCTCAAAACGGTAAGCACTGGAACAGTGCCTAGGGAGGCTATGGCTGTATTCGAGTTTCTGAATAGGGAATTCACGAGTGCGGCTATGACCAATGAGCTGAAGCTGGGCGCGTTGCCGCCAAAGCAAGTGTTGGCTACGGAAGTACTGGAGAGTTCTCAGAGTCAGAATTTGATGCTAGATGGCATTGTAGCTGACTTGGAAGTTGCAGTCATTGCCGAAGCGTTGAGGAAGGCATTTTTATGCATGCTTCAGAATGCGGAGAATATTCCGGAAGTGGCATTTACCAGTGGGATGAACAAAAGGGTTGCGCTGGCTATTATGCGCGCCAGTCCGGAGGAGCGGTTTGCGCTTTTTGCAGGCCGGTGTCAGTTTCGTGTGAGCGGATTGAGTGCAACGATGACGCGGTCACTGGACTTCCAAAAGGTCATGGCACTGCTTCAGGCTGTGGGTACACAGCCGCTGTTGCTGCAAGCGTTTATGGCCAAGTTCAGTCCGAATCGGACGCTTGAACACCTTATCCGGACGCTGAATATCAATCCGGAGAATATTGAAAAGACGGTTGAAGAGCAGTCGCAAGAAGCTCAGGCGGAGGAAGTTGCTAGAACGCAGGGCGCAGCGGGGCTTATTGACCAGGGGCCAAAGAACTCTAAGGGCGGGGCGGGAGGTGTGGCCAGTGGTCCGGGTACAGGTGGAGACCCGCAGTCAGCTGCCATTCAACAAGCT